CCGTGGGCCTCAAAACTTGCCATGAACTCCTGTCGGAAGGAGAAGGCTGACATACTCTTCTCAGCAGCTTCAATCTCTTTGGGGTCTAGCAATGGGTTGTCAAAGCTCGTGTAGTGATAACCTTTGAATGAGTCATCCTCCGCTACACAAGCGTATGTATATAGTTCGTAGAAGTGATTACGTCCCATTGGCGTACCAATGAACATCGCATCACCCTTCTGATCCGCAAGAGCAGGGCGTAGGATTTGCTCCCACACCTCTGGCTTCATGTCAGCGTACTCATCCATAACCAAGAACTTTAGGCTAACACCACGCATAGTCTCAGGTCTATCAGCACCCTTCAGCGTCAGCAACGCACCGTTGATAAACTTAATCTGTAGGTTGTTGACATGGCTAGAGGCTATAACACTATGCCCTAGCTCCAGTAGCATCTGCCACATGATGTCCCTAGCCTGTCCCTGTGTAGGGGCAACGTAGAACACCTGACCTTTCTTAGCTGACAAGCAGTTCAGTATTAGCGACCAAGCGGCTAACCTACTCTTACCTGTACGTCTACCTGCGGCAATAACCTTAAATCGTGTAGGGTCGTTGTAGACCTCTTGTTGCCACGGCAGTAGCTCAACCTTTAAATCAGTCAAGCTAGTACGTCCACATTACAGGAGACTCGTTACCGTCCAGACAGCGGATGTCAACATGGACAAAGCTACTAGCAACTCCAATTCCTGAAAAGCCCATTTTGATAGCCTCCTCAACAATTCTAAACCGCTGTACACCGTCTCTGACTTTAATGTCCGCTGCAATACCTTGGGCATGAGTTCCTGCTTTCTCCTTCTTTGCTTCAATGGGGTGGTCTTCTGAACGATAACCACTGGTGATAACAAAGGGGAATCCACACCTTGCACGTAACAAATCTAACTTCAATAACAATCTATCACTAATCTCGTTCTCTCCTGTGTACTGACAGGCAAACTCTTCTCTAGTGAAATAATCAAGGTCTTCATTGATATTATACATCTGTGTACTCCCCTTCAATGGGTTCTTCATTACCGCTTATGACGGTAGTCTCGCCACCGACACCAGTAATGGAAATATTAATAGCACTCTTACCGCCACTAGCCTTGTCTTTCTCGAAATAGCTAACGGGTAACAATCTATCCATGCACAGCTTCCAAGCTGCTGCTTGATTCTTATGGTCATCATCTAACGCTGCATTCATTATAGAATCTAACACCTTCTTACTCTTAGGAGATGCTAACATCCTGGCTTTGTATTCGTTGATGATGGCGGCATCACCTTTAGGTCTACCAACGCCTCTGCGTTGCCCCTTGGTAACACTCTTGATCTTCGCCTTCTTAGGTCTTCCTATCTTCTTTTCAGTCACAGAATTGCCTCTATTGAGATACTATGTAGACTATGTAGTCGTTAACGCTCTGTTGCTTTAAAGCATCAGAGACTTTAAAGCTTTAAAGCATTAAAGACGTTGTAAGGCTAAGAATAATAATTATTTGATCTTAAATTCCTCTTTAACGTCTCTAACGCTTTAAAGCTTTAACGCTCTGTTGCTTTAACGCTTTAAAGCTATATTACTTTAACAACTTAAACACTCTTTAATGAACTATATAGCTATTATAGCATACTTTTTAACAGAAGTCAAGCATTATTTACTGTTATTGTTATAATAGTTACTAGGTTAACACACCACAGTTCCTTTATAGGCGGATTCTCAGCCGTAACAGCGTCTCCGCAGTGGCCGTTATAGCCCTTAGCTATCAACTACTTAGCCTATATAGCTATTTGTTATAACTGTGTTGCTATTTAGTCTATTTTACCTCTTTTTTGTATCTGGGCGGGTACAGTAACAATCTCCGCAGCTACGCCCCCTCCCCCGTCCCTGTTTAGCACAGGCTACAGCAACTGTCAAGCCTAGAAAGTGACCAGTAGAGCCAGGATAGTCATCCACAGAGTTATCCACAGGCTACAGAGTTATCCACAGAGTTATCCACAGGCTGGGGCGTGACTGCATAGGCTACATTGGTCACTAAAGTTTCTGTACAGTCGAGTGTGAATATGCTAGTGGGTACTACACAGACTACTTAGCACTACCATGACCAATCAAGCCAATGCGGTCACACTATGTAGTTGACTATGTAATACCAGGTATGCTACTCGCACGTGCGCGCGTTAATAAATAGTAGCTATAAAATTAATTTAAAAATAATTAAAATAATATTGAACTTATCCGAAACACTACTGACTAAGTAATGCTCAGTTAGAGCAGCGCGGGAATAAAGCGCCAACCACTACTACAATTAGAGGAAATAAGATGGCAAATTACAACCCTAGATCATGGACTAAAGACAGAATGTACGATGCATTGTGGGGCGAAGGCGCAGAGCATAATGCGTTATTTAAAGCATTGAGCAGATATGTTGGTTCCGATAGATTCCCATTGACATATATAGACCATGATTACTATTTCTTAGGTTTAGAAATAGCAGAGTATGACGCTAGGCAAGACTCCTATGATGGCGACGAATATTTTGAAAGAATCGCCTGTTATTTCTTAGATTGTATAAATAACCATGTATCCAACGATTATGGCGAAGGCCACGAATACCAACAGTATTGGGCAGAGTAAGCTAGTTTATCAGGTAGCATTGTCTAGGCAGTGTTACCGCATAAACTAACTAACAACAACATATAGGTAATAAAATGAACAGCGCAATGATTCGCAAACAAAAAAGAGAGGCCAGAATTGACTTTCTAGTCTCTGCAATTGGTTGGTCTACTATAGCAGCAATGAATTATTTGCTGTTTACTGGCGTTTTCTTTATGATCAACAACCCACTATCGACACTTATTAATTAGGGAGTTAATGCAATGAAACACTGGGAAATAGAGCACAACAGCGAACATATCCGCATTGAGTGGAACGAATCAGCAACATTCAATCTACAGACTGCTATTGGCGGTGAATGGGTAGATTATCACTGTTTTACCTGCTATGGTATTGATACAGAGCAGGAAGCACTAGAACACGCATATGAGATATTAAACGAATCAATAGAGGATCTGATCTAATGAAAATTAATAACGTAGGTTCAAACATGACAGAATTGGTACGTACTAGCGGTGTTATTGTACTGTTTAGCTATTCGACACCAGTAGCGGCATTACTGCCCTCTGGTCAATATGTAAAAACTGACAGGAAATACAGTGTCACCACTACCAAACATGTCAATAAATGGGTGTTGGGTAATGTTGAAACTAAACCACAGTCTTATATTGATGAATTAGCGGGAGCGTAGACAATGGGCAATTACAAATCAGCATTAAATAGAATCAATAGCGCGCAGACTGTGGCAGAGATTGATAGAGTAGCTGAGGGTTTAAAACGTGTTTACAACGTAGGCCAGTTAACAGATGGCGAATATTTACGGTTAGACGTTAAACTGTGCGATAAAATAAACTTGTTACATTGGGCGCGATTGCGTAGAGACTACCCCGCAATAGAGAGGGCTGAGTAATGGATAGATTTGATATAGTAGAAGCGTATTACGTGTATTTTGTTAACTACCATAGCGGACAAAATAGCGTTGAATATAAGCGATTGAGTAAAATGCTTACTTATTTCACACCGCGCAAAAGTTTACGCGATAATCCCTGCATTGATCAATTAGAAGATACAGGCAAACAAATATACAGTGATCTGTTATTTAACAGAGCCATAAATGCATTAAACTAATTTCCCCTAGTGTTGTTGCAATCCTTTTGCCCAGTGTAATATCTGGGCTTTTTTTTACCTGTAATATACCGAGCTAATATAAGCCGTTTTAAAGCTGTTTAGGCTGCTACCCTTAATCAGCAATCAAATAGCTCGCTAAAAGCCGTTAGAACGCAAACCAGGCTGTGCTATGGCTATTCTGAGCCGTTATTTAAACAGCAGTTTTACTGTTTGTATTTTTGACTCTATTTATTGGTGGTTTTAAACTTGTTTCCCGTAATGGAGAGACAACAGAGAGACAACAGAGAGACAACAGAGAGACAACAGAGAGACAACAGAGAGAACAACCACAGTCCCTATGAGGACCGAGACGATAGAGAGACGATAGAGAGAGAGCAGAGTCTAAAACGTGACCGAAAACCTGGTTCTGGTCACAAAATAGGCTTGGGAGAGTTGAACTACTGGAGAGAGTATTGTCAAATGCTACGGACTTTTTTAACCAATATAGAGAGAGACAATGAGCAAAATAGATATAGAACGTAAAATAAAACACCACATAAAACAACGCGATTACTACTCAGGCACTAGACGCGCAAAAAAACTGTGGCAGGATGAGATTAATAAACTTAAAAAGTTATTGGATCAAATAGAGAGGTGACAATGCGAGAGAGTAACTTTGCATTTTTTAGCGACATAGAAGACAACGACACCAGGACTGCTGCTATCAACGAATTTGTTGATATTGTGCAGAGTTTACCGTATAGATGCGGTGTTGAAGTGTTAACAGCGATTAGAGAGAGGGTTATACTGGACTATATAGTTAACAACAGAGTTGATATAGATGTTTAAGAGATAATTATTAATTATTAACATTAAAGTGCTTTAAAAAGCGTTAAAGAAACTATATAGTCATATATTCTATCACAAATTAAGGAGATTTTAAAGATGGGACGAAAGATTAGATATTACCGCAACGAAACAACAGACCCTAGACTAGTGAAGGGTAAACTGTATACAATGCACGAGTTAGCTAGACGTGTTAAACAGTCACCGACTACAATACGCAGTAGAGTAGGCACTGGCGACACTGTTACAGATGAGCATTTTATCAGTAAGAAAGTAACGCGATCAATATGGCCTGTATTTGAGACAGAGATACAGGAGAAATCATCACAATGGTTACGGAGAAAGTTATAATGTTTAAACAATACATGTTAGAGGGTACTCTTGACCCAGAGATACAAGCAGTCTTTAAAGCGGCAGCAGATATTAGCAATGGTGTTTTTAGCTTGCAAGAGGCTTCTAATCACTATAAGGTACACCCGTCAGTGATTGTACAGTTCATCGCTGAGAGTACAGAGTATGATATGATATTTTCTAAATTTACTGAGGAGAAACAGTAATGGGTAGAAATTGGAACGGCAGTTGTGAAGATTGGTTGCATGGCGATGAACCTTACGGTTTTGATTTACCAGACGCAGATGATTACCCGCCAATGGAGCAG